GTGTACACGGTTCGTTTCCCGCCGGTCGCTTTGTATTTTTCCGTACCGTTCACGTTGTACACTTTTGTTTCATAGTTGATGAATAAAAGCATATCCGCCCATTCTTTAATAATCGGCGCCGTTTGTGATGCGGTGCGTTTACCTAATTTCAATTCGTAACGGTCATACGCGCCCGCCTCTCCCGGCTGCTCGAATTTACGAATTTGCGCGTGTGCCGTGAGTACCACATTCAGACCGGCCGCGATAATCTCGTTTAACGACTTAATAAATTTCTCAAATTCTTCCCGGACATAGGTGTAACCGGTACCATAACCAAACGATTCAATGTTGGTCTTATCGTGCTTTTTGCAAACGTATTCGATACATAACATTTCCGCCCAATCGACGGTATCAATCACGATGGTGCTAAAGTCATCAATAGCCGGATCTTTCGGAATATGCGCAATCATTTCTTTCAGCTCTTCCCATGTTTGCGGTACGGGCAAGCGCGCGACGTCCATGTGTGCCGTGCCGCCCTCCGTGTCGATAAATAAAGGCGCGGGAAATTGCGACGCTAATGTGGATTTGCCGATGCCTTCAATACCGTAAATCACTATGCGCTGCGCCCGTTCTTGTTTGCCGCGCGTAATTTGAAATGACAAGTTATTTTCTCCTTTCTTAAATACCTAACGCGTCTCTCGTTTTTTAGTTACTCAAACACCACGCTCTCCCCCTGTTCCAGAAATGCGCCGGTAACGGCTTGTCCTGCGTTCAGTGCCTTTTTGATAGCCGTTTTGTCGACGCTGGTCGTAACTTTCTCTCGAATAAATTCGCGCGGAATAGCCGCCTCATCACTTACGATGACGCGCGCGGGGTTCTTCCGGCGCTTAATGGTGAATAAATCACCCGCCGCCACCCGCTTGTCGGTTAGCGTTAAATACGTTAAACACAAGCCTTTCAGCCGTTCCATCGCGCGTGCTTTACGCTTGCGCATTTGCGCAAATTCCGCCTCTTGCGCTTTCAATGCTTCCGCCATGCGCATTTGGTTGCGGAAAAGCCAACCGATAGCGTCAATTTTTGCGCCCGCCGCATCTTCAATCGCGGTGAACGTGTCAGCAACTTCTTCCGGTGTTACCTCTTCATTTTCAAGGAGTTCCGCCAATGCGCGGTAATTTTCGCCGATTTCGTATAATGTCATATATGCACCTCTACATTTCTGTCGATTATCTTTTGGATAATCTCTTTCATGCCGTCAACTACTTTCAACATGCCTTCGCCTTGCCCGTGGATATAATCCAATGAACGCTCGTCAAGAATATCCGTCTCATCAATGAAATTGGCAAGATGTTCGCCGATGTCTTCAAACGCTTTCAATTCGCTTGTAATTGATTTCCCCATCACTTTTTGATGGAAGAGACTTGTCGTGCTATAATTTATGTGTATAGTTCTTTGTGCGTCCGTTGCCGCGGACGCCTTTTTTATTTCATTCATAATCTTCCTCCCAGTCTTCAACGCACAGGCTCATCAGTACGACGCCGCCGATAATTGCGCCCCAACTTTTTGCCAAATACGCAAGCGCCACAAAATAATCAACATATAATTCGACATCGGCCGTGATTAAGTTTGCCGCACCTATTAACATAAGCGCTCCGCCGATAGCCGCCCCGATAGTCCGCCAATGCTCATGAATGAAAATCAGCGCTAATACCAGCCTTTGAACGGCGGTCAATTTTCTACGCCTTTTCATTTCTTTTCACCTCTTTCATCGCTTTTATACGCTATCCCCCGGCGCTCGCATTCGCTCTTTATTACCAGCATTACCGAAGTCACCGCGGCGATAAAAAATGCGCCGAATAGAAGCAGAATAAAAATCAGATCCAATAGCGATAATGTCATTTTTCCAACCTCTTTTTCGCCTTGAGGCTTTGCGTCGTCACAAGATAATCAATGAACGCCCCGGCATTAATAAGCCGCATGCCCGGATAACTGATGATTTTGTCATCGTATTTACCGCTAGCCTCCATCATCGCCGCATGTTCGCGGATCTTTGTGTCGCCGAGACCTACGAATTTTTTTAGCCCGCTTGTTTTGCACCATGTATCGCTGGCGGAAATAAGCACCGGGCCGTCTATCAGTTGAACGTCTGCCATTTTTACGCCCCCTTTTCATCGCGAATGTACGCGCCGATTACCCTTAAAAAGTAATCGGAAATCCGGATTGCAAGTCTCCACCCATAGCGCCCGCGATATAGTCGCACCCCGTCGAACGGCCCTTGAACGGTCGACCATTTCGGGGCGCTAATATCAATAATTCCCAACTTGAGCAAAAAATGATGATTTGCGACCGGCGAATAGTATCGACCGCGCAAAGCGTTCACCCGTTCGTTAAAAACATCAACTTCTGCGAGCATAGCCCCCGGTTCCGTGTTCGCCATGTACCACTCAATTTCTGATAGTACGTTTTGTTGGTCCCGCCGGAGCAACGCTTTCACCGCTTGATATGCTTCCCATTGCTCGGCTGTTGCCGCCATTTGCTTCACCTCCTCTTTTATAGAATTTAATTCTAGTTTTTGGGTAAAAAATTAATGTTGTCAATCGGTATCTTGTAGGCCTGTGAAATTCGTTGCTGGAACAACGCACTTACGCGCCAAGGTTCTTTTTCCCACCGAATTAAAGTGTCCTTACCGATACCGATTTTTGGCGCCGCTTGCTTAATAGTAAGGCTGGCATTTACGCGCGCCGCTCGTAATGAAATTTGCACTTTTTCACCTCCGTTCCTTTATCTTGGTTATAGTATAATCTAGAATTTTGTGCTAGTCAAGACTTTTTTTCTACTTTTTTCAAAAAAATATTGACCGTTCAAGAATTTTAATCTATACTATTCATAAAAGGAGCGGATCTAGATATGTTAGAGACTGAAATTCGCGCTATTTTTAGCCGCAACTTAAAAATGTATATGGAAGTCCACGGCCTTAACAACGTAGAATTAAGCCGCATTGTTGGCGTATCTGAAAGCACCGTCGGCAAGTGGCTGCTTCAAAAGTCTTTGCCGCGCATGGGTGTTGTTGAACAACTTGCCAACTATTTCAAAATTAATAAATCGGACTTGTTGGAAGATAAGGGCAAGATGGTTTCAATACCAGACGACCCGAATGTTTTCGCGCCTAAATTAAAAAAAGTCCCCTTATTGGGAACTACTGCGGCCGGTGAACCGATATTGTCGGAAGAACATTTTGAAGGTTATGTCGGAACAACGGCAAACGCCGATTTTTGCTTACGTGTTACCGGCGACAGCATGACTGGCATCGGCATTTACGACGGCGACACGGTTTTCGTCAAGTCACAAAATGAGGCGGAATCCGGTCAAGTGGTAGTCGTGCGCATCAACGGCGACGCCGTTACTCTTAAACGTTTCTATCGTCACGCCGGAAGCGTTATTTTGCAGTCAGAAAACCCCGCCTATCCGCCTATGATATTCAATGCCAACAACTGTGACGATTTCCGTATATTGGGCCGCGCTATCATCAAGCAGAGTATTATTAAATAATTATTTTTGTGCGCATGTAAAGGGGGGCACGTAAAAATGGATACTATTTTGGAGTGGGCTGTTATTATTGGCGCGTCTTATGCGATATACAGTCAGTATCAAAAGCAAGCGCTTGCGAATAAACCACTTTATTCAAAACGCACTTACGCCTTAATAGAAACCGCCGTGGCTATTATTTTCTTTGTGTTGATAGCCATTGCGGGGAGCTATTGGTCGTCAGCGTATGGACACCGATTCAACGCAACCGCCTTTGAGTATAGCGCGTTTTACAGGTGGCTAGCGCTAGATCTAGTAATAATTAACGCTGTTTTTACTTACTTTTATAGCCGCTCGCTTAAATGGTCAACGATCAAATCAACAATAATGGCACTGTTGACATTGTTTATATTTGGCGCACCAATATCATTTTTGATGATTATATTTTCAAAGCCGAAACAAGCACTAAATAATTAAATAAATTAAAAGCGGGACGCTACCAACGCCCCGCAGAGAGACGCGCCAACCGTGACATTAGGAGATGTACACAACGGCGACGCGGACAGGAAACACGCCCCGGGAGGGCTGTTTTCTGTATGTTTAATTATACCATAAGAAGGAGGAAAAGCCATGTATATCGAGGAGCGAAAGACGAAAAGCGGCCGGATCTCTTACCGTGCCATTGAAACGTACATTGACCGCCTAACCGGGACGCGTCGGCGCGTGTCGGTTACGATGGATAAAAAGACGAACGCGACCATGAAATGGGCAACCGCCGAATTACAAAAGAAAATTGACGAGGCGCAGGAAACAAAAGCGGCAAAGAATATCACGCTCGCGGAACTGTTAAAAGAGTATGCGGAATACCGCGCGCCTGATGTTAGACCGACAACACGGCGCGCGCATGCGGATTATATCAAGCGGCTAATTAAGATATTTCCCGATAACGTTTTAATATCGGCGCTTACTTTGCCGATTATACAAAAGGCATTTATTAAAATACGCGACTTGTCCGGCATTACTGTCGGCATGACCGCCTCATTTTTTAAGCAATCCATGAAGTACGCTAAACGAATGAAGTATATAACAGATATAAGTTTTATCCACGAGATGACCGTTTCCGGACGCGCAAAAACAGTTGACGATGTAAAACGCGCGCGGGAAAAGTTTTTGACGCGTGAAGAGTTGGCGGAAGTGCTTCAAAAGGTGCATGAAATAAATCCGAGATACGCGCTTATGCTTGAATTTATAGCGCTTACCGGTTTACGCGTCGGCGAATGTTCCGCGCTTCGCTATCAAGATTTTGACGGCGAAAACATTGATATAAACGGCACGATTTCACAGGCCGTTAGGCTTTCCGCTAAAGAAATAAAAACGCCGCCGAAAACGCTATCATCATTCCGGACTGTGGCGCTCAATAGCCGCGCCATTGAAATTCTAAAACAGATCCGCATTGAAAACATGAAGGCCGCCGCATGGAACAAGGGCAAATATACGGAAAAAGGCTATTTCTTTACGACGTCAACCGGCAACCCTATACGCTTTTCCAACATAAACCGCACGCTCCGATCGCTTAAATTTCCGCGCCATATATCGACGCACGTGTTCCGGCATACACACATATTTTTATTGGCGGAATTAGGCGTTCCACTAAAAACGATCATGGAGCGCGTCGGGCACATTAACCCAAAAACGACGCTTGCCGTTTATTCGCATGCAAGTGAAAAAATGCACCGCGACGCTGCCGATAAACTCGATGAGATATCAATGTAGCTGTGGGGGAACAATGGGGGAAAATTTAACGATGAAAACGAAAATGCTACGATGAAAGCGAAAACACAAAAGCCTATAACGGCGGGCTTTGCGACGGTTATAGATATTGCACGATGACAACAAAAACGGTAATATTTATATGATCTCGATCGCGGCCAAAGGCGCCGGCGCACGTTACCCGGTCTGCCGCCGCTCGCGCCGCGCGATCCCGATCAAAGGAAATAAGTTTATACCGCCGTCGGTACATGACGCGCCGACAAAACAAAAGCGCTTACCCAAAGGTAAGCGCTTTTTCTCAACCCGGAAAAAATTTCTTGGCTTTTATCACGTGTTCCGGCT